CCAAACCACAAAGAGACGATCAGGGCCGCCCAAAGAAAAGCCGTTGTGATCTGTGCCCACCAAACAAGGTTGTTCCAACTGTACCATCCTTCAAATTTCATTCTGCCTCCTCAAATAGTCGATCTGAAACTGGATGTAGCGCGCTGCCTTCTCAAGATCTTCAATGGCGCTGTCGCTCTTCTTTCCTGCTCGGAGGACATACTTGATGACGTTTCCAAGAGAAAAGTTTAGGTCATAAGCCTCGATGATTTTGATGGCTTCGTATTTTGAACTTCCGTCCTCATCTAATACGCCACTCTGATAATGGCTTGGGTGATTTACTACTTCTTTCATTGTTTTAAAACCTCTGGCTTATATAACTTTAATATATTCAGTGCGTACTCTACCTTATCTTCTACCCTCTGGCCAGATGGCTGTGAGGTATTCCAAAGTTCAAGGTTGCCTATCCTATTATCTTGGCGATTTCCATTGATGTGGTGAACGTTTTCTCCATCCACTAGGGGTCGGCCAATATGTTCGCTCATTACTTTTCTATGCTCTCTGACATAGCCATTCTTGTCGGAGTTTGGATGTTCTGGGTCAAAAACCAAAACATAACCATTTATCAGTCTTTTCCCGCCGTTCCAGTTATGGTGGGCTGGGCCAGAGCGATGTGGCCTAGGCTCTGCGGCCAAACACCCACAGGACTTTTGTTTTCCTGCTCGGAGGGTTCCTGCCATCACATATGCTGTGTTGCCACATTCACAAAGACATTCCCACTTATTATCTTCTCTCAACGAAACAGCGGTCAAGCGACCAAACTTTTGCCCTTCTATGTTTATGCGCCTGCTTTTAGACACAAAAGAATCCTTCTTACACCCACAAGATTTAGAAGCCTTCTTTTTGAGATGGTCTTTTCTTACTTCTTTTCTTGTGCCACAAGCACACTCACACTCGTAGTATGACGGCCTAGTTCCTTTCTCTAGTACAGTCCAGTAACCTATTGTTTCACCAATCATTTTACTCTCCTATACTAAATAGTTCCAAAGAAACTAAAGAGCACTTATAGTTTGTTAGTTGCCACGATAAAATGGTCAACTTTCTCTTTCATAACGGTCTCCAATGATTTTACTAAAATTCTCTTTCAAGAAGTCGTTGTCTTCGCCACCGTAATAGTTTGGGTGGTTGACAGTGTGGCCTTTATTGGTGGTTATTGTATTCTTCATTTAAACAATATAACACACCGTCAGCCACTGTCAAGGAGTTCCTTACTCTCCTTTCGAATCTTCAACTAACAACTCATCAAGCCTTCTTCTGTAATCTTTTGCAAGTCCCCTGTGGTGCCATCTAGATTTTGGTGTCCGACTCTCCTGCAGGGACTTTCCAACGTGGTAATTTATTTTCTTGACAAGCTCATCGACTCTCTCATCGTCTGGTAGCTCATCTTTCGCAAGACTGATTCTTCTTCCGCCATCTGCGGGCTTCGCTCCCTCATATTCATCATCAAAAAACGGAATATAAAACTTTCGTCCCTTGACCAAGGAATAATAGTCTTCTCTCTCTTGAGCCTTTGCTCCTCCAAGGCTTACGTCTCGTACTCGCTCGCCGCTATCTCTCGGTGACGGATCACTGGTCTCAATATATTCAAATCGGAAAAATGGCTCTCCAACGTCTTCTGACATTTTCTTGCCCCAAATCACTGATTCTTGGTCGAACTCTTTCCCAATGTCAACAGCATCTTGGCGAGTCATGTTTGGGATAATAAATGAGTTTTCTGGTCCACCAAACTTGCCTTGGATAGGAATAAAACCATAGTTTAGAGACTGAAGCTTCTGGGCAAGCTTTGCGTTCGCCTCTCTATTGAACTCTGGGGGGGCCTGTTGTCCATTAGGGTTTTCTGCTGTTAATATTGCCATCATTTCAATTGTAGGGACTAAGCCCAACATCATCTGCCTAACACGAGAAAACCCTGACTCGTTCAAAAAACTCTGACCATTTTCTGTAATATTCCTTTGTGGAGATTCCAGCAAAGGAAATCTAGTTTTCTCCTCAAGTTGCTCTTGGATAAGGTTTCTTAACATCTTCTCAAAGTTCATAACTTTATTCTCCTTCTAGTAGCGTACAAACTATAAAGTTTTCTTTCACTAAATAGTAAGTTTCCTCCTTAAATACAAATTCTTGCATCACAGAAGTAGGAAAAACAATAATTTGTCCTTTTGAAAAAGTTGTTGTTGATGGTTCCTTAACCTTTGCAAAAGTGAACTCACTTCTTACTTCTTGAAAATCATCTGGTAAGAGAACCTTGAAAGTCTGCTCTTCAATTGCATCTTTTTCTAGCATTTCTACAACGATGTGTCCGTTTAAGCCAAGTGCATTCATTCTAATCTCCAATATATTTATAAATAATCTTTTCGTTCAATTCATACTCTTCCTTCTCCAGAAAGGCAGAGCATAAACGACTACACTTTCTGCAGCGAAAACGAACTGCCACATGTTGAAATGTTGCCTCAACATGGCTGGTTGGCACATAATAATGCTCTCCACCCTCTGAGCACTTATGTTTCTGCTCCCAACGGGGGAGAAGGTGGTTAAACTTCATAATGAACCTCGTGAATAAAAGCCTCTAACTTGTAGCGAGGGATGCGGGCAAGGGCGGCCACTTCTTCCCAAGTTAGAGAGCCCCTATTGGCTCCCCAGTCTCCTTCCCTCACCTCGATTCCAAGAGCAGAACACCTAAACTTTACTTGGTTTGGCCATTTGCCACTAGAAAACTCTGCCGGCTTTTGCCTCATTCCTCACCTCACTCTTTTAATATAGTCCAAGTGAGGTGAGGAGTCAAGTGTTATTTTTTATCAAACGAGGTCGCAGGATCCGCCCGAACAAGCAACCTCTCCTGATAGGTCAGTATTGTCTTCTACTTCTATAACATTGGTAAGATCAACCCCGACAAGACTATTCATAAGTGCATTATAGGTTTCCTCATCGCAATCTTCAAATGGAGCCTGCTTATAGCTATGGTCAGAGTGAGGCAAGACAGAAAGACCATTATAGTGCTTGCGGTTCTCCCACATCCACTCTCCAACCGGAGCCCACTCTTCATCACGGATGGTTACAGTAGCACTCACGTTGTGCGTGTTTTGGCCCTTCCTGTGGCCCGTGCGAACCCACTCACTACTTACCCTCTTGACTCGCTCAAGCATCTCTAGGGCGCTCTCAGAGCGTGTGATGGCACCTTCTGGTGCCTTCTGTGGTGCTGAGATAACCGCTGTGTCATGTGGACGGAAATATTCATCTTCTACTAGCTCTGGGTGGAACTCCGCAAGATAGTTATAAATTGCCTCGTTCTTACCAACGCGAATACGACGAATGTAATAATCGTTATGCCAAGCATGGATACCAGAGGAAGTTCCAAGAGTTAGAGAAGTTGTGCCTGCTGGCTTGACGCAAGTTGTACGTGCTGCTGGCTTGATACCAAGAAGCTCTGCAGCACGAGCATTCTCCTGCTTTACAACTTCTGCTGCAGCTTCCATGTCTAGCTCTAGGACTTTGCCTGAAGCAATGCCAGTCATTGAGACGCCAATAAGGGCGTCCTTTTCGGTGTTTCGCTGCCAAACTGGACGAAGATAGTGGAAATCTGTATAACTAGCCTGCAACGTTCCAATAAACGCGGCTGCTCTTACACGATCCTCATAGTCCTGTTGGTCCTCTACATTAGAGACATTGACCTCGGTTAGATTACAGAACTGGTAGGGACGAAGTGCGATCTCGCAGCAAGGGTTAGTTCCCCAATCCTTATCGTAAGTAAAGTAAAAGCCCGGCTCGCCAGCACCAGATGCTTTGACTCGATCCCACAGATCCATAAAGAATTCCTTTGTGACCTTGTGGCGCATAAGAACGACGGAGTTATTGGCTCGGCCTCGCTGTGGGTTTGTCTCCCACCAGTTACCAGACTTAGCGGCAATCATTTCGTCGTCGTCTGCAGAGAAAAGGGAGATAAGAGCAGCACGACGAATACCACCTGCCAATACTGCATCTGCAATGTGGCAAACAATATCATGAACTTCAATAGGGGTTAGCTTTTCACCATTCTGCTTTCTATCAAGAATGCCCTCAACCTTAACAAGACACTCACGGAGAGGCTGTGGACCCGGTGCCTTTCCTCCAGATGTTACTAGTCTGCTTCCTTTGGGCCTAATGTCCGAGAAATCGAAACGGATCTTGGATGTGCCGTTAAAATAAGAAAGAATAAGAATCTTTACAGCATCGGCCCAGCCCTCAATAGAATCACCAATAAGATAGCGTCGAGTTCTGCCCAGATTAGGCTTATTAATCTCTGGAAGTTTCTCTACATGGTGTGTTTGTACAGAAAACCCAACACCTGTACCGCCAAGAAGAAGGAACATAGCCTCTGAAAAAGCACGAACATCGTCAATTGGCATGTATGCGCAGTTGAAAACACGGTTTGGAGCAACCTCAATGGGCTTTCCACCAAACTGCATAGAACGCATAGAAGGTAGAACCTTCTTGTCATAGACAAACTCATAAGCTGCGTTTATTTCTTCTTCAAGCGCAGGATATTTCTTTACATGCATAGCCTTGTTTCGATCTACGATCTCCGAAAAGGTCTCACGACGATAAAGATCGTCTCTATACTTACCATACTTCATGTGTACAGTGATATCTGACAAAATTTCTGCTGCTAAATTCATTGTTGCTTCCCCTTGTACTTTTTATACTTCTCTTTCAAGCTTTCTGCTTGTGTTTTCATATTAAGCTCTAGTTCTTCTCTTGAAACTTGAGGTAGAACTTTAATCTTTACGTTGCTAGTATCCATAAAGACTGGATAGATCAAGCCATCAGGACCATTTCTATTTTTGGCAATAAACATACGTCCCGTATTCGCTACCTTATCTTCAGCTGTCCTAGAAACAGAGAAAATAAAATCGGAAACAAAACATTTGTTAAACGCCTCTGAGATGGCCTCCATCGTAATCACTTCAGCATTAAGGCCGCTTCGGTTTGTTTGAGATGCCGTCCAAATAGGGCACTCAAACTCTTGGGCAAGACCTCTCAGCTGTTCGTAAATAGTCTCTAGCTCATGTCTTTTCTCCCTCAAACCAGAAATAGGCCTCAACAAATCAGCATAATCAACAATAATCATATCAGGCTGGATGCCCCTATTACGAAGCTTCTCAACATGCGCCCTTAGTGTATTTGTGGAGGCTGACTTTGTTGGGTATTCTTTGATAATAAGGGTTCCATCCAAATCAGTTACCTTTTCATAGATCATCTCCTTAAAGGAGAAAATATCATTCAAGGAAACACCTGTGAGGCAACTATCATATCGTGTGCCGATAACAGTCTCCGAAAGCTCTAGCGTATAATGCAAGACAGTTTTACCTGACTTAACAGCTTGTGTACCAAGATGCACGAGTACCATCGATTTACCTGCTCCAGTGGGAGCGATAACAACCCCAAGCTCTCCTTTACCTAGGCCATTCTTACAAATAGCATCGATTTCCTTCCAGCCTGTAGAAATTGGGTTTCTTGCTCTAATTTGAAAGCGCTTTTCGAAATCCTTAAGATAATCATAACCGAAATCATTAGAAGCGCCGAGCTTCAAAGCGTCGTTAATTACCTTAGAGATTTCATCAAATGAAGCTGTCTGAAGTAAGCCAACAGAATGTAGCATTGCTTCCTTAAGCTTTTGCTTCCTGCAAAAATCAAGAGAAGTTGACTTAACGTATTCAGTGCCCTCTGCTTCCGCATCAAAGATTCTTGCGAAAAAATCCCTGATTTGCTTTTGAACAGCTTCATTTTCATTATCAAGTTCTGTTCTCAAGATTGTCATCATGATCTTCGCAGTCGGATGAACTCCAAACTTTTCACGATATTCATAAATTTTCTTAACAAAAACTTGAAGGTACTTGAGTTCTAGAAAATTTAAGTCCAGAACTTCTGAAATTTGATCGGCAAAAGGTCTGTCAAGCAAGATAAGCTGACACAAGCTCTCTTGAAATGTCTTGCCAAAGCGCCCAAAGTCAGCTTTATCTGACATGATTATCCCCCCATTTTAAGTGTAGCAATTATATCGCCCTAGACTGGCTGCGTCAAACGATTTTATCTGTAACGACGCGCTTAAAGAAAGCGAAGAGTTCACTACAATCCCAAACACCAAAACCATCATGAATCATCATAGTTTTCGTGCCAGTCTGGTTAAATTCTGGAACAAAATTATCAAGAGCATAACGTATCTTCATCTTCCCTTGCGGAGAAATTGAAGGAGAATAAAGCTGCATCAAGCGATAATTTTCAGCTATCAAGCTGTGGCCTTCCAGAATACTTTCAAAAAACTTTAAACTACTTTCTGTAGACTCGCAAAAATCAATAATATCTTTAACGAGATAAGACTTTTCTTCTGACAAAAACTCGAATCTTTTAGCTACAGTCGCAAGACCTACACCCTTAATTCCTGACAGATTGTCTGACTTGTCGCCAACCATAGCTCTAGCAAGAGCAAAGTTGTTTGGGTGAATCCTATACTCATCCAAAAGCGTTTTACGATTTATAAGCTGTTTTTGGATTGGACGATAAATAATAGTTTCCGAGTCACAAAGTTGAAAAAAGTCTTTATCACTTGATACAATTATTTTTTGCCAGCCTTTATACTTATGATCTTGAACAACATAAGAAATAATATCATCTGCTTCAACAGCTTCTAAAACAAGCTGAATAACGGGCATATTGTTTAGGTATTCGATCAACCTTTCTTGTTGCCAAAGTTTATTTTGATGCTCTTCGCTCTCTGACATGAAGCGAATATCTCTATTCAATCTAATTGGTGAACGACCTTCTTTATAGTTCTTATTTTTAGACTTCCTCCTGCGAGAACCACCTGCTCCGTCCCAACAAATAACAACTTGATCAGGAGACATTTCTCTTATAAGTTTTTGCAAGATTTTAAGAAAGCCTTTAACTCCACCGATGGGATGGCCATTGGTGGATAAAGAAGGATCTACTATGTATGCCCTAAAATACATATTTAGGGCATCTATAACTAGTAGTCTTTTAGCTTTCTTGGCTGTCATCGCCGTCCTCGTCTACGCTGTAGAAAGACTTTGCATCTCCTTCACGAGTATCAAATTTCTGGATAACTTCTCGATCCATAATCTCCAATACTCGGTTCTTGAACTTATCATTTTCAAGAGCTTCCGTCCAGCGCGAAGGTTGAAACTTCTCCTCTGTTCCATCTTCGTAGACAAGAGTGTACCATGAACCAGACCTATCTAGATGATCCTTGATAGCCTCAAACCAAGACTCTTCATCTTGGACTCCGATTTCATCGCCCCAAAGAATCTTAAAAGTACACTGGCGACCCTGAGTGCCAAACCTTGACTTTTCAAGCTTAACTTTTACCTCGGAGCCAATCCTAAAGCCCTTTTCGTCTACTACAAAGCTAGCCTTTGCCTTTCTTCCAGTGAGCCAAATTCTAAGAGAATAAGCATAGATCATCGCCTTACCACCGGGAGTAACTAGCGGTGTTGTCAATGCCTCTGTTGGATTTCGAGTAATGTTAGCCTTAAGCTGATTTAGTACGAGAAAAGTTGATTGACTGTTCGCAATAGGAACAGTGATCTTTGACATTGCCTTTGCGAGAATTCTTGCTTTAACGGCCATGCTTGACTGAGGATTGAAGTCGCCCTCAATATCAGAAATAGCTGGTGTAAGTGCCAGCGAATCCCAAATAAAGAGCCACTTATTCTCACCAGAACCTAAAAGTTCCTCAATTGTTTCTAGTACAAACTCAACTGACGTAGCTTGAATATACAATAGGTTGTCTAAGTTACAGCCTGTACGTTCAAGAAAGCTAGGGTCAATTGCTGATTCTGAATCAAAGTAGACAACATCAATGCCCATTTTTTGAGCATTTGCTGCAATTTGAGCGGCCATGTAGCTCTTGCCAGTAGCTTCAAGACCAGCAATTTCTACAACCTTGCCAACTGGAATACCAGCTAGCTTGCCTTTGCAGATAATTGAGTCTAGCCAACGTGAGCCTGTTGGGATCCATTCTTTGACTTCTGTTGGATTGTCTTCAGTTAAGTTGTGAGCTACAGACATTCCGGCCTTTTTATTAATAAGCTCTCTCATGCTACTAATTGAAATCTTGCCTGCTTTTGCAGACGCTTTCTTTGACATACTACCCTCCAAAAAAAAAGAGGCACCTGTAAACCCGTGCCTCCCTGCGGTATATTGATTTTAATTAGTTATTGTTACTTTCGCCAACAACTGTGATCTCCAACTCATCGCCATGGCTTGTTGTGACCTCGGCTTCAACAGTCTGCTCAGGTGTGCTTGCTGTAGCAGCTGTGCTGGAATCTGGCTGTGTTTGAGAACTAATACCAATACCTCCGTACTGAATAAGGAAGATGGTAACAGCAAAAGAAAGTAGCGCTGTCATACCCATTCGAAAATAGGTGTTGTTCTTTAGATCAGAAATATTCATTTATTTTGTTTCCTTTATGTTGATGGGGCATCCATTACCCATGCCCCCCTGTGGTTGTCACTTTAGCTTTCGCTTGAGGTTGAGCCAGTGTCAGTAGAGCCAGTGTCACCCGTATCGCCTGTCTCGACTGGCAATTCAGCTGCACTATCCTCGGTAGTGGTCGTCTCAGTATCTGCGGTATCCCCTGTCTCCTTATCCTTATCAGGGGTACAAGCGAAAATTGGCAATGCGACAAATAATGCCAAAATAATAAAATTACTAATATTACTCATGTATTTAAATTCCTTTTTAATGTGTGGGGCATCTTTTACGCCATGCCCCCCTGCGCGTGGGGGGAGCTATGCGCTCATTTGAGTTAGCTCATCAAACGACTTAGAAACAGAATCCTGTACCTCATCGCTGTTATTGTACTTAACAGTCTCTGGCTCACCAGAGCCATCAGCCTCTCCCTCAAGCCACTCATCGAGCATACGGCCAACTTCTTCAGGAGACTTACGCTCGAAAAGACTGCCAAAATCAGGGATGCTATCAAGAAGCTCACGGCATCGAGAACTGCCACCAATTGCATCATTGCATAGAGGAGATGTGCGTCGGCGAGGGGTGATTGTGGTCTCTGGGAAGAGCTTTCCACCAGTCTTGCCGTACTTGATCGTGAGGTCTGTTCCGTCCTCAATATCAGTAATATCTCCATACTCTGGGTTAAGGCAAAGCTCTAGAAGCTGCTGGTAAGCCAGCTTACCAAAGCCCCAGATACGAACTCCCATGCTCTCTTCTCCACGAACCAATACTGGTGCGAAAAAGCGCTGACGAGCCATTAGGTTCTTTGCCATCTTAATCGAGTCTTCTGTTCCCTCATTGAACAGATTACGAATAAAATCATCAAGAGGATCTGCTTCCCCAAAGTTCTTCTTTGGGCTCAGGAAACCATTGTTATTCCCCAAGTTATAGTGGAACCAGTAATCCTTGAAAGGATCGCCATCAGCTGTTGGAACAATACGAATTGTCTGCTCCCCATCCTGAGGCTTCCAGAAAACATTCTTCTTACTACCACCTCGGTTCTGGAGGTCCGAGAGACGCGAACGCATCTTGTCAAGATTGATACCCATTTTTTAATTCTCCTATTTGTTTTGGTTAAAGTCAACATGGCCAATACTCCATGTTGCTGGGTTAGGGCAGCACGGATTTACCGTGCTGCCAAGACTATTTATTTCTTTACTCAGCCAATGTCAAACGTATAATCGAACTTCTTTACGTCACCCTGCACGGTGTTCCAATTAAAAGTACGATATCCTCGATTATCAATGTCCCAAACAAGCTCCATGCCTTCAGAAAGAGTGCGCTTCGAACTGAAGTTTCCCTTAGTGTTAGCAGTGACAATCTGCTCTGGTAGATCAGATGCCCGAACGAAACGAATGTTTCGCGTAGAGCCATCCTTCTTGGTGTAGGTTGCTAGATATCCAATAGTCATCACTTCTCCTTTTGTATGTATGGTGTGTGCAATAAGCAGAAAACATAGTTCTCTTCATATTGCGAGGGGTAGATCGCATAAGACGACCTACAATTGTCAAAACGTAAACTGTTTACTTGTTCAGTAATCTTTTTTAGTAAGCCATTGTTCGACTTAAGCTCACTTTCATTGATGAGATACAAGTAACTTGCCTCTCTCACATTGTCAAGCAAAAAAAGATTTTGTTTTTTATCTCCAAGAAAATCAACAGTTCCAAAAGTGCTAATTCTATGAGTGTCTTTGGTCTGGAAGACTTTACCCATGACAGGCTCAGTGTTTCTAAGAACGTTAATCATGTGCATGATCCAGACAATTGGCTCATTTATCTTCTCAAAGTATCCGATTATGGGAAGGTTGTCAAGAAAATTCTCAATAACATTGTTATCAACAAGATAAATTCTTTCTAGAACAGCAGACCTTGCGTATTCTTGCAAGACGCCAAAGCAAACTCTGTGCATTTTACGTTGTATATCTTCAAGTGAGTCCAAATTTGGCTTAATATACAGTACAGTAATCTTACAATGCTTTAACTGCTCTAGAATTGCGAGCGTTGAACCAGCAACTTTGCCCGCTCCACAAACAATAAAAGTTACTTCTCCTTCAATATTCTTGAAAAACTCTTTCAAGTCTGGAGTACTACTTTCATATGCTTCCGGGTGATCTTTACTTCCCAGACTATAACATCTTTCTCCAGAAATTTCATCATCAATCTTGTAAACTGTGTATTGTGGATACTTCTCTAGTGAAGAAGCAATAGCACACCCAGCTTTCCCTAGACCAACAATGTTCATTAAGCAATTTACCTCTTTTGGTGGAGTATGTCAAGACATTTTTGAGTTGACTAAGAAGTTTCCGAATCTCGTTGCTTGGAATTTATTCTTGAGAGAGATTAACATGTTCTCCTCTTCCTTGGCAACATCTAAAACGACTTCATCATGAATAATAAAAGCTATCTTTGTCTTTTTGCCTGCTAGCATGGCTCTCAACTTTGAAGCTTGCTCAAGAACCATGTCAGAAGTCGTACTTTGGATAAGATAGTTCAACGCACGACGCTTGTCAACCTCAATTTCTCTTCCATAAGGTGTTTTTACTACTGAGCCGTCCCAATGTTTCTTAACAAGCTCGTCTCTATTATAAAAGCGCTCGGATAGATAATCAACAGATTCAGGATTGTAGAGCCAAGAAAAAAGACGCTTTTTTGCCTCTTCTCGCGTTCCAATATTTCGGTACACATTCACCTTATTCCACTCGTGAATGTCTTCCAGAGGCTGCTCAGAGCCCCTCAGGGCCAATAGAGTCCTTAGCTCCGCACCATTGAAGTCAAGGCTAACAAAAAAGTCATTTGTTGGCTCGATAATAGTACGCAACTCCTTCTTCATCGTCAGGATCGGAAAGCTGTTCTTCCTTGTCGTTAGCCTTCCTGTCTTAGTACCAAACAGATTGTACCTGCAGTACGGATTCACCTTCTTCAACCTGTTTACTTGGTCGCGAATGTCTTTCTTGTGCATAAGGTTTCGAACATTTGACCACCTAAGGTTTAGTTTTTGTGAACCAATCTCGTGCAACAATGCTGCAGATTGCACGAGGTGATCATAGTTATCTGGCTTTTCATAATTTTCAAAAACATACTGACAAATTTGGTCCTTCACGTAGCAATAATCCATAAGGAACTTTTCTGGAACCAAATCAAAAAAGCAATTGTCATCAAGAGAGACCTTCGCTGTGATGAGGGAGCGCAAGAAGGCTTGAAACTTCTTGTTTACGTAGTCCCAATCACCCCGTAGATGGTCGGGGCAAACAGAATCAAGGTCAGACCCGCAAATAAAATGAGCATATTCAACACCAGTTCCCTCCAAGTAGGAAGCGTAGGACCAAGTTTTTGATCCTTCTCCGACGTTCTCAAGCCCATTCTCTCCAAAGAGAAGTGTTCCATTATTATAAACTCCAACACACTGGAGCTTGCTGTCTAGAGTCTGAAAAAACAATGCTACCTCAATAAGCAATAAAGTTTTCGGATTTAGCCGCCAGCTGTATGGCTGCTTTTTTCTCGTCCGAAGCAAGCCCACTATCTTCTAGTGACGAGGCAAGATTCTCATACGCTACAGAACGTGGCGCTGAGGTCAAGCCCCTAAACTTATAGTCTATATACTCTGTTGCTCTCATCAGGTCAAATGCTTTTTCAAGCTCTATCGAGTTCTTTATGATTTTGGCCAGCGAAGCTTTACTATAATCTAGGGAACTGCTGTTATTCCTAAACATTACATATTTCTCCAACCAAAAATCATTTCCATATTCCTGTTCCATCTGCTCTCTAGTTATTGATGGTCGCATTATTACGTTCGTAATTCTACACCCGTTAACAAAACTAGTAATAACCTCTCCCCTTCTCTGTGCGGCCAATCTATTATAAAAAACTAACATAGCATTCTTTAGAGTCTCTAAGTCTATAGAGGTTGAGGGAATGTAGTATTCATCAAAAAGAGATTGTATATCAGTGTAACCCGGAAATCTCTGAAGGATGTATTCTTTCATCAATGGAGATCCTAAATTCGCTACTAATCTCCACGGTACATTCTTATCGATATAAAAACCATATTCACTTGCAACATTTCTATAGAAGTTCATTCTTGGGTTGTTGATGAAGT